GGAAGTTGACCCGGTTCCCGCGCCGCCTGCGGGTGATCAAGGCTGACGCCGATCCAAACGAAAACCAGACCACATTAACCGTCGGATGCCTGTTGGCGATGGCCTGGGATCTTGTGCGGCCCGAGATTTACTACGCCAACGACTACCCCCAGTGGACACCGATCACCCCAACGGCAGCGGGATCAACGCCAAATATCTGCGTTTTGAGCAGCGTGTTGAGCGTCTGCCTGGAGCGCTGCGGGATCACCCAAGCCACGGGCAACCCCTCGATCAGCTGGGCACGGGCGGTGGATCGCCTAGACCTGTCCGATGGCTACCTGGAAATCGCCAGCAGGATACTAGGGGAGGCTGGCCTCTACGGCTTCATTGATGCGGGCGAGAAGTTGCGGTTGCGCAGGGTGTTGGCACCTGCCAGTAAGGGACCGTTTTTGACGGTTGCGGATACGATCACGATGGAGGCGATCGGCAATCCGGCGGCGCCAGAGCAGATCACGATCAACTATCCCTCCGTTGCGGGTGCAGCCAATTACAAGCCCAAGCTTCCGGATAACAATGGGGGTGGAGGTGCTCTACGGGACTGGACATTTCAGAAAACGATAAGCCCGCTGCAAACTTATGAGGTTGAATATCAATTAACCGTAGGAGGCGCTAAACAGACCTTCAGTGATTCTATCGGGTTTGTTTCTGAGTCAACGACTACAAGCCGTTACAGAACGATAAACTACAAAGATAAAGACGGGAAGAATCAAAAGCAGGATGTTTTATTTGAGACATCTTCAGATACAACAACATGCAGCGGCGCTGTTAATGCAACAGAGTGGAAATCTAAACTTGAGAGCGGCAGCGGCGCCAGCCCAGGCGCTCTGCAGGTCAGGTCTACCAGAATATCCAAGACGTACAAAACCACCGAAGACGGCCCCGTCGAGACTCGGCAGGTTACGGAGGAGTATGAACCGCTAACCGCCTTTGCTGGTGGTCTGGCAATTGAGAATTACAATGGCATCAACATTCCTCAGTTTAACTTCCTGATCAGAAGGACAGTTGTAGATAAAACAGAATATAAAAAAACTGATACAACGGTACAAAATACTACTGTTTACCAAGCGTGGGGAGCAACATCATCCGGCAAAACGATAGCAGCCGCAACCATGAAGAATGTAACAAGGTTGCCAGATTCAACCAGGCCTAGCGCTACCGTGTCGCTGATCAATCGGATGAGCGCATTAGTTTGTAGTGGCACCGAGACGGTTGTTAATGTTGGCCGTGGGCAGGTTCCGCAACCACCCAAGGAGATCGACCAGCAAAACGAGAATCTAGCCAATAAACAAGATGATTTTTTTGCTGACGGCAGCCAAACGGTATCGGGACCAGAATCCAACCAGAATCCTCGGTTTGTTGTCTTGCAGTTCGCACCAAACGAAGCAAAGAATACCGCCACTTATGAGATGGAATACGCACCTGATAGCTACCTAAGACCAGCAACAGGGGGAGGTGACAATAATACTGGCATGGTGTTTGTCAATGGATACAGCAGCGCCGCCGCCTACGAATACGGGAGAATTGTTTATGGGATTGTGGCAGGGATGGCCAATGGCAAGACCATGACCACCGAGCTAAGCAACCTTCCAAGTGAGCCGATGGGCACTATCTACCTGGAAGCGGCCGGCACCGTGGGCAGGTTCAGAGCCAACGGCATCACCTACGCATGGGACTCCCAAGGGCTGGTTGCCGGCTGCGATGCCATGCTCGATGGCGGAGCGGGGCTGACGGCCGGTGCCAGTGGCGCCGATTGGTTCCCGATGATGGTTCCTGCCGCCAATCTGCCCGAGGTGACGCCAGCAGTCAACACCAGCCCCGTGCTGGCAAACACAATCACGGCCCCCAGCGGCTTTGATCCAATGGCGCCGGGGAATATCTGGGCCAGCTTCGGGACAGATGGTGTAGAGGGGGATGTGTACGCGGCGGATCTGACCGTGGCCAACACGGTGGGAGCTGTGGCGGAGGTAGTGCGCCGTGAAAGCGTGAGTCGATCGCTGGCCTGGATTGTAGAGGCGAACTATGACTTGACCCCGGTTGTTGAGAACCTGGTGAGCGTGGCGATTTCGTATGGGACGCTCTCAGTTTTCACCGTTGCGCAAAATGCTGGCGTTCAGTGGGTGACTCCGGT